GGAGGGAAAAACTATGAAATACAATCAATACTATAATAAAGAGGTTATGATTTTAAAGGAGGAACAGTAAATGAAATCAAAATACACAAAAATCAAATATACGAACACCGGGGTAAAATCCCCGGTAGTAACTCTTATGAAATCAAAATCAGATCTTGATAGAACAGACATGATAGAATTAAGATATTTAGACATAATCATAGTTATTTCAAGAATTTTACGAAAAACTATGTATAATAAAGCAGAATCAAGAATCGAAATACGAAGAAAAAATAACACTCTTTGTGCACTAGTTAGAGTAAAGGATACTATCAATGATGCAAAAATAATGGTTGAAAATTATTACATTTTCGCAAAACTTTATATATATTTGAGTGAACAAAAATATATTAGTGACAAAGAGTATAGATACTATGAAAAATGGAGTAAGATATTGTGTGACAGGTTTAATCATAAACTATATGATGAAATAATGGGGGTACTCAAATATGCCAAAGAATCCTAAAATCCCTACTACGTCAAAGGGTCTGAACGTCAACCCAAATATGCTAACTACGCTGGAAGCTTTACAGCTCCGCAGACAGCTTGCAAAACGTCTGAATCAGCGTATGCGTAGATTAAAGGCAAAAGGATTTGATTCAGAAGTTGGAGGAGCGTATGCAGATTACCAAGATCTGCTTGCAAGATTTTTTCCAGGGAGATCAACCATTCCGGAAAACTTGGAAAATGAAAAGTATAAAGGCCTGCCTAGAACACAAGTCAAAGCCATACAAAAAGTGCTCAAAGAAAAAAGTAGCACTGTGCAGGGTTGGAGAGAAATCATTGATAAACGTCAAAAAACGCTATCTGATGAATATGGAATCACTTTTAAGTCAAAATCAGAAATGAAACTTTTTTTCAAATCTGAGGTATGGAAGTGGATGCAAAACTTTTATGATAGCAAGCAGACAATGAGAATCATTAGTCACAAACTGGATAAGTCTGCAGTCAAAAAAATAATAGAGGATCTGGAACAATTCAGGGAGCGTATAGATGATGAGATGGCTGACGTGATAGCCAAACAACTTGGTTTCTCAGGAGAGGCGGAGGCTTTAAAATACAGACCATAGCAGGGGGGGCAAAATAATGGTAGTCGCAGGTTATCCGGTTATTTATTTTAAAAACTATGATTATATGCGGCTATTCAATGGTGATTTTATCCGGAGATCCAACGCAGGTCATTACCTTGGTGTGTATGAAAAAATAATAACAGTAGACACGGAAACCTTTGTCTATCTTAACAAAAGCATTGGCTTTGTTACAGACTGGACCATCACCATAGAGAATGATTGCTGTATTTATGGTAATCATGTTTCTGATCTGATAGACACGATAGACAGAATCTGTACCACATTACATGCTGATGACAGCCACCTTGTAAGATTTTATGTGCATAATTTCCCTTATGATTATGTATTTTTAAGAAATCATTTTTTCCAAAAATGGGGGAATCCGGACAAATCATTAGCTGCTAAAACACATAAGTACATCTTTATGAAATGGACGGGACATGGCATTGAGTTCCGGGACAGTCTTATCTTGACACAGAGATCATTAGAAAAGCTTTGTAAAGACATGGGAACCACTGAGAAAGCTGTCGGAACATGGGACTATAAGAAATTTCGAACACCAGCAAGCCCACGTACGGCAAAAGAAATAGCATATGTCTGTACTGATACTATAAGTTTATGCAAGGCACTACGCAAATACATATATCAGAGAGGCTTTAACGTGGCGAACTGTCCACTGACAAACACAGGCTTTATCCGGACTAATGCCCGCAGGAGATCAAGAAAAGATAAGAAATGGCGCAAGCAATTTGAGCAAATGGCATTAACACTTGAACAGTATGACCAGATGGTTGATTGCTATCACGGGGGTTATACCCATGCAAATCGTTATTATGTAAATCAGCTGATAAAGGAGCCTGTCGAGTGCTATGACTTTGCGAGCTCATATATTGCTTGGATGTGCTATTGCAAGTTTCCAATGACGAACTTTTGTTATACTAATAATATAACATTAAAAGACATTATGGAACTGAAAGAGGATTATGCTTTTTCCGGCTATATAAGATTAAAGAATCTGAGGTTGAAAAAAGACTGTCCTATGCCACCACTTGCTTTTTCAAAAGCAAAAGTTTGTGTGTTTCCGGAAGCAAAAAGCAAAAAAGAACAGTTTCATGATAACTTAGACAATGGAAAGATTGTAAACGCTGATCTTGTCATATATCCATTTACAGATCCAGACTTAGAAGTCATTCTGTCAAGTTATGACTATGACTGGGCTGATGTGTCAAAAGTCATGAGAGCTACAAAAGACTACTTGCCGGAGTGGTTTACTGATTACTTGATGGAATTGTTTTTTAAAAAATGCACCTTTAAAGGTTTGGATGAAGCAAACTACATGATCTCAAAAGGTGAGTTAAATGGAATGTACGGCATGACTGTACAGCGGATCATTCAGATCTTATGTACAGAGCTTATGGAATCCGGAGAGTGGGAATCAAAAGAGCCAGAGGACAGAGAGAAAGAACTTGAAAAGTTTTACAAAAATAAAAACAGCTTCATGCCCTACCAGTGGGGGGTTTTTATCACAGCTTATGCACAGGCATTTCTTTTCCGGTTGGGAGCTTGTTGCCGGAGGTGGCTATACTCTGACACAGATTCCGTTAAGGGCACAGACTGGGATCATGATAAACTGGATGCATTTAATCAGTCCATAGTTGAAATGTCACAAAAAAGAAACATCGGAGTAGTTGAGTATAAGGGCAAAACATTCCGTCTGGGTATCGCTGAGTTTGACGGAATATACAGCGAGTTTATAACGATGGGTAGTAAGCGTTATTGCTACCGCTTAAAAAAAGATGCATCCTTGCATCTGACTGTTGCAGGAGTACCAAAAGAGGGAATCTATTGTCTTGATGATGACATAACGAATTTTCGAAAAGGCTTTATATTTAAGAATGATCTTACATTCCGCAGGAACTACCGCAGATCGAATGATTGGAGAGATCCACACTGGAAAATGAAAACGGAGTATCTTTTTCATGACGGGATTAATGAACTGACCATTGACGGATGCAGGATTGAGTATGGTTGTGCTATCCGGTTAACTGATACAGAATATGAATTAGATTATACGATTCCGTATGATAAAGAAACAGGATTGCCGTTGCCGTTTGAAATGGAAGATACGGTATATGAATAAAAGAATTGTTATAAATTTGTAATAGTTTTGTAACATAAATAAATTAAACTGTATAAAGGAGGTGTAACATATGAAAAAATTCTGGATGGAAAACAAAGAAGATTTGAGCACGCTTTTCTGGACTTGCGTCACTTTTGCTTGCATGTTTGCAAGCTGTCAAGTCTGGATGCTGTTAGGTGACTAGTCATTAAGGAGGTGAGTAAAAAATGATTGACATGTCAGAGATTTATGAAACACTGCGAACAAGCAGTCTGAGAAAAGTTAGCTATGAGGATGATGAGATCAGTATCATAGCATACAAAGTAGGAAATATCATTAGAATTGATGTAAAGGAGCTGCAAAGATGACGGCAATTTATGAATTATATGATGCATTACTTACTATAAAAGATTATTGTGCATCAAAAGACAATACATGCGAGGGTTGCCCACTCATTGATAGTGCTGATTGCTGTATTTTTATAAAAGAGACAGCACCATCAAATTGGAAACTGGTTGAACCAACAAGAAGATTATGTGAATAAAAGGAGAAAATACCATGTTAAAATCAAACGTAAAAATCACTTGCAAGCAATATAACGGTAACTCAAAAACAAAAGCCTTTATTGATCTGGTTCTGGATGATACACTCATAATTAAAGGACTTACACTGGTTGAGGGAAAAGAGGGCCTTTTCCTGTCATTTCCAAGCAAAAAAGGGAAAGATGGAAAATACTATAATTCAGTCTACTCACTTGATAAAGAGTGGGTGAAGCTTTTGCAGGATGCGTGCGTGAAAAAGTACAATGACTGTAATCAGACTTCACAGGCTGCAGCCTCAGGGGGAGGATTTTGTTAATGAACATCTATGATAAAAATGGCTGGCTGGACGTTCCAAGGATTGTCCAGATTGCCAATAAAAATAAAATTTACTTTATCTTTATCATTGGAGCAAGACGAACTGGGAAAACGTATGGTATCTTCCAGCACTTTATCAATGATGTCTTTTCAAAAAACGAAAAAATTATTTACATGCGCCGGACAAAGGAACAACTGACCAAAGTATTTCTTCCGGAGTTTGACCCCTGGCTGGACATAAACAAAGATATGAACAGGTTTTTTCACTTCGAAAAACCCAGAGGAGAATACGGACGCATTAAGATCATGGAGCAAACAGAGGATAAAGAAGTATATAGAGGTGAGGCATTCTGTATTACCTCTATGCACAACAACCGTGGTTTCTCCGGTTCGGATTTCTCTGAGGGCATTTATGATGAGTTTATCCCGGAGAAGATTGCTAAGTCAATCAGTGGGGAGGATGATGCTTTTTTAAATGCTGTCGAAACAATCTCATCAAACAGGGAGCTACAAGGAAAGAAACCGTTCCGCTGGTGGCTTGCTTCAAATTCTAACACCTTGGATAATGCAATAGTGCAAGCTTTTGGTTTGCTTCCAATATTGGAACGAATGAAAAAGAATAAGCAGGAGTTTTCCATGCTCAAAGAGAGAGGAATCATCTTGGTTCTGATAAACGATTCCCCGATTTCAGAAAAGAAAAAAGATACTGCTTTGTATAGAGCATTATCGGGCAATACTGACTTTGCAAAGATGGCTTTATCTAATGAATTTGCGTATGATGATGTTTCCGCTATCCGATCAGAGGACATCCGGCAATACAAGCTAATTTGTGTGATTGGAAAAGTTGCAATTTATGAGCATAAATCGAAAGCACACTTGTATGTGTCAGATCATGTTTCTGGGTCTTGTAAAGACGTGTTTGAGGACACCCAACATGGAAAAGATCAATTCAGGTGCTTTTATAGCTGGATTGACAGCTATCGTCTGACAAATAGGATAAGTTATCAGAATATTTCCGTAAAATTTTATATTGACAAATTATTCAAATAGAGTTACATTTTACTTAGGTCAACGTGGCTACATCGACCGCCGGAAGCGGATGCCGTGGGATGATTACCCGGAAGCGTTGACCTATTTAATTAACTTCCGGCAGAAAAGGAGAAAAGAAAATGAATGTAAATGAAATTTTAGAACTTGGAAAACTTGGATTTACAAAAAATGAGATCATGGGGATTCTGAACGCTCAGAGCATGTCCGGACTTGGACAGATTACAACTCCGGAACAGGGTACTCCGCAGCAGACTACTCCGGTACAGATTCCAACTCCGGGACAGGATGCAACCAATACAGCATTGCTGACAGCAATCAATACCTTGACTGCTACGCTACAGGCTGGCAACCTGTCAGCATCCGGGAAAGCTGGAACAACACAGCGGACTTCTGACAACGTAGCAGAAGACCTTATGAAACTCATGAATTAAGGAGGGTAAATAAATGGCAAACAGTTTAGTAGTCCAGGACGCCTATTTAATCATCAATGATTTATACAAGATGGCTACCGGGCGCGAAAACATCAAAGCAGTAGATACAAGTTCCTTTGTGTCGGTTGGTGAAACCATGTTGCGGACAGGCGTAGAACCAACTTTAAAAGCATTAAGTCAGTGGTGCGGACGCACGTATTTTGAGATGGAAAAATACAGATCCGGAGTATTCCGGTCAATCATTGAGAATAATGAACGCTGGGGAGCTATCAAACGTGAGATCATTTCACTTCCGTTGGATGCAGAAGCTTCACAGGATTGGAATACAGACTTAAATGAAAATCAGCTTGCAGATGGTCAGTCGGTTGACATGTATAAAATCAATGCTCCGAAAGTAGTAGAATTAAAATTCTACGGAAGTAAAGTGTTACAGTCACATATTACAAGATTTCGGGATCAGCTGGCATTAGCTTTCTCAAATGAGGCTGAGTTTTTAATGTTTGTAAGTTCATACATGACAGCGTACTACAACGATATTGAATCCAGAAATGAAGCAAAACGCAGACTGACGGTGCTCAACTTCATGGCAGGGATCTCCTCACTTGGCACAAATGAGGTTGATCTGGTAAAGGAGTATAATACAGCCTATGGCACAGAGCTGACAAGGAAGCAGCTTTTAAGCCCGGAGCATCACAGGGATTTCATGGCTTTTGTAGTATCACGTATTAAGAAAGATTCAAAGAAAATGCAGGATCGAACCACAAAGTATCACATGAATTTGACTGGGAAAGATATCCTTCGATTCACAAGACCGGAGAACCAGAAACTGCTTATGTACACGGATTTCTGGATTGATTCTGAAACACAGGTATTCCCGACAGTCTTTAATGATGAACAGTTAAAGATTGCTGACAAAGAGCTTGTAAACGGCTGGCAGGAGTTTGACAGCCCAGCAATTAACATAAAACCGAACATCATTAATGCTGACGGAGTTTCCAAAACAGCTACGACAGCGGTAAATCTTCCTTATGTGCTTGGTCTTTTATATGACCGCAGGGCTATGGGAGTAAATAATCAGTGGATGTACTCAGCATCTACACCATTCAATGCAGCCGGTGGCTATTACAATATCTTTGACCACTACCGCTTTAATGCTTGGAACAATTTCACACACAACGCAATCCTTTATGTGCTGGGGGAGGGAGTATAAGATGATACATTTTTTTATATCTGCCTCAACATCTTTAACTACTGTTAATTTGACAGGCGAAGAGGGAGTCAGAAGAATATTAGTATATTCAACAGGATCATCATCTTCAAATTTTTTATATAAAAGTGAAATAATTGGTTATTTTAACGTTAATAACAATATTGATATTGATTTTGAAAGCTACTATGGATTTCCAAAACTGTCAAATTTTTCATTAGAAATCGAACCTAATATTTCAGTCTCAGTTATAGTCGATGTGGTGCCATACAGTGACAGCATAGATGACTATATGGAAAGTAGGGCGGTATCATGACAGACACAATTTTGACAGTTTTAGGAAACTATGCGTTTCCTATCGTGTGTTGCATTGGCATGGCATACTTCGTCAAGTACATGTATGACCAGACCAACGCAAGAGTTGACAAACTCAACGAAGAACATAAAAACGAAGTTGACACACTGTCAGAGGTAATCAAAAACAATACGATTGCCTTAGAAAAAATGAACACGTTAATCGAACAGATTGGAAAGTAGGTGCTATATGACAGCAAATGAACTTGTAGTATATGCTCATAATTTAATTGGTACTCCTTATGTGTGGGGTGGTAACACCCCAGCACAGGGACTTGACTGTTCCGGATTACTCTACTATATCCAGAAAAAAGCAGGATCAGAGGTTGAAGATATGACTGCTTCTGGTTATTCGACGATTGGAAAAAAGATTGATATTGGGCAGCAGAGACCGGGCGATTTCCTGTTTTTTGGATCTCCTATAACTCATTGTGCTATTTACATTGGATATGGAAAAATGATTGAAAGCCGGGGTGGTCGTAAGAACACAAAAGAGAATCCGGGCACAGGAGTAGTGATTTCTCCCGTAACTCGTCGTAATGATCTTGTCCGCGTTTGCAGGGTATGGACAGAAGAAAAAGAAGCATTGACTTATACGATTGGAAAAACCTATACAACCATGGTTGATCATTTACATGTACGCTACAGCGTATGGGGGCTGATAAAAGGGTATGCACAGCTGACAGCTGACGGAATGAAACATGCATATTCCGATGGATGTCTAAAAAAAGGAACCACAGTAACGGTAAAAGATATCAAAAAAGATGGTGCCGGAGCAACGTGGGTACGGATTCCATCCGGTTGGATTTGTGCAATCACAGTAAAAGGAGAGATATATTTATCATGACAGAGATTGTCTTATATCATTTTTCCAAAAGAAAAAACAGTACCAAAAGACCAGCGGGACAGGGCACGACTGTGCCCTGTCTTTTAAAATCAAATACCACTTTTCAAAATCCAGTATTTAAGTTAAAGCTAGCACTGGATAGTGCGTTGCAATTTAACTATTTAAAGTGGGCTGACCATTACTATTTTATCAACTCAACGATGTCATTAAATAATGACATGGTTGAGATCTCAGCGAGTGAGGACGTGCTAGCTACCTACCGGACAGAGATCAGCAACTATAAATGTTTTATCGAGCGATCCAGTAAGCAGACTACACTTGCCAATGATAGCATGTATATACCAACAAATGATTGGGTAAGTCAATCTACGATTGTTGGGCAGCCAATAAATACGTTTGTGAATGGGTATGCCCCAAACTATTTATTACGTACCGTTTCGGTTGAGGGAATAAATACTTACTATATAAGAGGTAAGCAATTGAAAGATTTGTGTTCATTTATGTATACATATGGATCCATCCCGGACGTAATGGAAAATGCATTGACACGATTGCTTTTTAATCCATTCCAGTATATTCTTGATCTGAAATGGTTGCCTTTTATAGTTGACAAATTTGTAAACGCATTAGAAACAGTAAAGCTTGGCTACTGGGACAGCAATGTAAATGCCTATTTGATAGGTGATGCAAGTTGTACTTTTTCCTACGATTTAAGCCTTGGTAATCCCTTATATGCTGATACAGATTTTAGATTTTACAATGCATCTTTTTCAAAGTATAGCGTAAAGCTTCCATTTGTAGGGGTTATTCCCATCAATCCAACAAAGACCCATAAGGGACAGTTAAAAGGCACATATAACTTTGATGCTGTTTCCGGCATGGCTGACGTTTGGGTGACTTCCGGATCTGATGAATATGCCCACTTTCAATGTCAGCTTGCCGTTCCGGTGCAAATTGGGTATGCTACGGCAAACATTGGTCAGCTTACTACCAGCTTGATAGACGTAGGAACAAGCCTTGCTTCCGGTAACCCAATAGGGGCTATCACAAATACGTTGGGAGCATTTCAGAGCGTGACTTCTCCGGAGCCTAACATGGTAGGAACAGTTGGAAACATTGGCAGTATACTTAATAACATGGAAGCAAACAGCATCTGCTATGCCTGCACAAGCATAGCTCCGGATGGAGCAAGTGAGGGTTATGTAGATGGGACTATCCGCTCTATATCTGCACTGAGTGGTTTTGTAAAATGCCGGAATGCTTCTATTCAGATTGCAGGATTTGAGGGAGATCAAGAGCAGGTTAATAGTTACTTAAACAGTGGTTTTTACTTTGAATAGAGAGGAGATAAACATGTGGACACCGGTTAATTTTGATAAAATCAACATTTGCACAAATTACTTCCAGCCATCCGGAATAAAGGTGGATAGCTTATACACAGACACGTTTGATCGAATGCTTTATGAGCGTGTGTGTTCTATTCTTGATATCACATACAATGGAACTATTGACATTGATTACTTCAAATATTGCCTACTTTTCGGTGGGTATATTTGCATCACGAAGACAGATCTTTATGGTCTGATTGCACAGTATCCAATGTTGACAGGCTACAATATTTATTTTAAGCCAACCACAGCTACTATACACACTTATGCAAGCAATGCAGAGATTGACATGGAGGACATGGAGATCGGAAAAGACTGCTCTGTCATCTATCTCAGGCCAACTTTTTGTGGGATTGGTGATATCATCGGTTTTTATAGCTATAAGCTGGCACTGGTCGCAAGTGCGTTTGACATGAATGTTTTTAATTCAAAACTTGCATTTTTGATAGCTGCAAAAAATAAGGCAGCAGCCCAGACCTTGAAAAAAATCTATGACAGCATTCAATCCGGTAATCCGGTTGAGGCTTTTGATGTATCAATTAAAAGTGAGGACCGACAAGGAAGCAAACAGGATGCATGGGAATATTTCAACAAAGATTTGAAGCAGAACTTCATTGCACCGGAATTGATTGAGGTATTTGAGAAACTTCTGGACCAGTTCGATACAGAGGTTGGTATTCCATCTGTCGGGTCTGATAAAAAAGAACGACTGAATGTACTTGAAACAAGCAAAAATGATGCAGAATCCGTGACACGGCTCACTACTTGGCTTGAGACTATGCAAGCAGGGGTTGATATGACAAACAGACTTTATCCGGAGATGAACTTATCAATCAAGATCAGAAGCTATGAAACTGCGGAGGTGAAACCATATGGGACTTTATAGAGTGACGATAGCAGGACTTTATGAATGGAACGATACCCTCTTTGACAGGATGGAGTTCCCTGAATCAGCCGACAGGCAGAATTTTATCGACAGTTTGCTTCTGTCATATGGGGATTGTGAGCCACTTTATCCAGACTGGGATTTTATGCATGAGAATGCCATCCCTGCATGGAGCAAGAAGTGGAAAAGAAGTATTGACAAGGTTTATAATGTGTTAGAATTAACTAATTATGAACCACTTGAAAACTATGACCGCCATGAAGAATGGACAGATAGCCCGGATATGACACGAACAAGTCAAAGTTCCGGACAGGATGTAAATAGGGCAGAAGCAGGACAGGGAACCACTACGACCAACTCTGGGGCAGATACAGCTATCAATGATGTCAGTGCTTTTAATGATTCCAGCTACAGTCCGAATGAAAAAACAACAACGGAGTACGGGGGCAGCACAAAAATACAAAGCTCTGGGGAAAACAAAAACACATTTGAATACGGAAAAGGTGAAACAAGCCGAGAGACAGGACAGAATAAGCATTCCGGACGTATTCATGGGAATATTGGTGTGACCACTTCGCAGCAGATGGGGCTATCTGAGCTCAGTCTGAGGAAACAAAGCTTTATTGATTATTGCACTGGGCTTTTCGCACAGGATCTGCTTTTATTAATTTATTAAGGAGGACTGATTATGTTTTTTGAATACCCACATAGTTCTATGCAGGATATGAACCTAGACTGGTTACTCAAAGTTGGCAAACAGGCTGACAAAGATCATGGGGAGTGGACGCATATTAAAGACACAGCACAGACCATGATTGATGATGCAATCCAGAAAAGTCTGGATGATGGGGAAATTGGAAAAGTAGTAAATGATGCTACTACAAAAGTAATTAATGAACAGATTAACCCATTAAAAGAAGATGTTAGAATAAATACAGCTGAGATCACAAAGTTACAGAAAAGAGAGGGGCTTTTTGACCACTCCGGAAAAACTATCATCATCGGAGACAGCTATACGGTTGGTTATAGTCCGGAGGGTAACATAACACCCTGGACTACTAATTTTATCAAGTACACAGGGCTTGAAGATGTGACAATCTCTGCAAATGGGGGATCCTCATTTTCGACAGCTTCCAATTCATTCCTTATGCTTTTAAATGCTGTCCCTGCTTCTGATGACGTGAAGCAGATCCTGGTAGTTGGAGGGTTTAATGAGTTCGGAACCTATTCAGAGATCGAAAATGCAATCAATGCTTTTATGAGTGCTGCGGAGGTCAGATTCCCAAATGCAAAAGTGTTTGCTGCTATGGTAGCATGGTCAGTTGACCGGACGGATGATCCGAACGTGCAAAAAAGATTAAAGATTGCAAAGAGTGTGTATAATACACAGCGAAAGAATTGGCGGTATCTGGCAGGGTCAGATTATATACTCCATGCTGACGGTTTCCTTGCTTCTGACGGATTTCACCCAAACGCAACAGGCCAGGAACGGCTTGCTACCTATCTTGCTACAGCTGTCGAAACAGGGGCATGTAGTCCATCATTTTACGAAGTTACTGCAAACTTTGAAGCTGGTGACTTTACACCAACTCTGGGATCAAGTTGGTCTTTTGTGAGCTCATATAATGAAAATACAAGCACTTTAATCTGGGGTAACTATGTTTGCTTACCAAACAGCGGAACACTTGTATGTGATGGCACTGAGTACCGTTTGGGGCGCATCTATTCGACTTCCTTTATCGGAGATCATAACGGCTATACATGCTACCCAACCGCTGTGATCGTTAAGTCCGGCAGTGACTTTTTTCACATTCCTGCACAGCTTAACTTCCGAGGTCGACATATCTATTTGAGTTTGTATGATATTTCTGATGATAAGCACAACTACCGGACTTTGACAGAAGTTACACAGGTACAGATTCATAGAGGATCAATTACGATGTAAAAAGAGAGGTAGCCCAGCGGATGCCGGGCTACCGTTTTATTTTGCTTATTTGAAAAGCTTTCTGAGCAGCTTGATTACGCCCCAGTTTGTTGAAGCATGATAAAATTTAGGTTCTTTAAATGGCTGATAGTAAGTTACAGCCCAATCTTTATATCCAGTTAAGGATATTTCAATGTAATCTATATGGCAAAGATAGTATACACATAAATAATCGCCATTTTCGGATAACTCACAATTGAAGCCCTGTTTCTCAAGATCACAAGTGAGTTGTTTAAGGTTCATAACCTCTTTATTATAGTATTGATTGTATTTCATAGTTTTTCCCTCCTGCCTAGTTGGCTGTGCTGTATTGATTTGTTGAGTTTATTATAGTCCATATGAACTAATATGTCAACAGGATAAGTGACAGACTTTATGCAATATTGCCAGTTTTGCAATTATGAACAGATTGGGGAATGTTAACAATTTGTTCACAGCTTGCTCTTTTTGGCCAGCGCATTGATGCGGGCGATCTTTTCTTC